AGACGTGAAAGAGCGTCCCGATTGGTATTTCGTTCGTATGGAAATGTCAGTTGATCCGACAGAAATTGATCGATTTGAAATGGGTCTAGAGGATTTAGTTTCAGATTTTTTACTTTGGTGGTCAGGGGAATCGGGACACTATAAAAATACAGGGCATTGCCAGAATAAATTTGGTCTTTGTCCCTTTGTAGGTATTTGCTTACGAAACGACAAAACAAACTACTTTAAACGAGAGTCTGTATTCAGGGAATTACAGGAGATGTAATGGAGATTATTGTCATTGGGGGTGGAATTTCAGGTAGGTTATTTCAATTCTATAAACCAGATGCTCAGATATTAGATTGGGGTAAACCTCCGAAAAAGAATAAGTCATTAACACGAATGTATGGAGCTAATTATTTATGGGAAGAATTACCTGATATTGAATGTAAAGAATTTAGCGTTGTGACCCATGTCGATGGACAAGAAGCAACCCATGATTCTATCAGACGGTACAAAGAGAAAATTGGTAAAACATTTGATCAAGCTCATTGGGATGCTCAATTTAAACCGTTAATGACAGGGTATGACATTGTTTCTTTACCAGAATCTCGAATCCGGTATGAATGTCGAGTGAAAGAAATCTTTGTTAAAGATAAAAAATTAATGTTGGCTTCTGGTGCGCAAGTTCCATACGACGTATTAATTAGTACCATCCCTCTCTATGCTCTAATGGAAATGTGTCATGTCGAACAGAGCAGGCCCTTTCAATATCGGCCTATTTTTGTTCGGATTGAAGATCGACCATTAGAAGCCCCATATGCAGAGGATATTTGGTATGTCAATTATTTATCAGATTCCGATATTGCTCCGTATCGATTTACGGATCGTGAAGGCCAACGTCATTATGAAGGGTTGTCATCAATGGGGAAAATTCCGACCAGAAAAATAGTGCCTGGGAAGATTTATCCCAATCCTACTTCTGAATTTGTTTTAGAAGCTTTGGAAAAAGAGAATATATTCTGTTTTGGACGGTTTGCTCGCTGGGACCCTGAAGAGCTTCTTCATAATACAGTTCAACAAATTAAAGCATGGATAAACAAATTGTAATTCTGTGTCCTAGATGTAAAGAAAGTGGTCCGTTAATCGATAAAACTATATATCCTTCTTTACCGTGGATTGAATATTACTGCAATGTGTGTGGACATTCATGGAAAACTGTAAAGGAAAATAAAAAATGAATTTAAAAGATGTCTGGAAAGAACAAAAAGATTTTAATGATTTATTCAGACATCTTCCAGAAGGATTTGAAGAGCAATCCGATTTAACTCAACATATGGTTCTGTGTATTATGTCGGAACTAGATGAAATATTAAGTACCGTACATTGGAAGCATCATCGCAATATCCCTATTAAACCGAACCCTCAACAAACGTTATCGGAATGCGTCGATGTTTTTAAGTATTTAATTACGATTGTTCAAGCGTGGGGATTTACAGAAAAAGATTTTATTGACGCTTTTTGGAAAAAATCAATAGTGGTCCGTCAGAGGAGAACATCGGAATTTTTAAAAAATGTAGATGGTCAAACAGCGGTCATCGATATTGATGGAGTGATATGCAATCACAATCAAGGATTCTTAACATGGTTACGTAAATCTTATATGTTGAGCAATGAACAAAGAACAACTATATATAACAAAGAAAAAAAACAAGGGTACATCGACACCATCACTCGACATGATTTAGGAGTGACACCACTAGAATGGCAAGAATTGAAACATGAATTCCGAATCAGTGGATATAAAGAATACATGCCTGTATTCGATGACGCAAAAGAATTTTTAACCAGAATACAGGAACATAATATTACTACTGTATTATTAACCAGCCGACCAATAGATCGATATCCGAATCTGTATGCTGATACTGTCGCATGGTTGGAACGAGAGCAATTACCTTACGACATTATTTGGTGGTCATATGACAAAGCCGATCATGTCGTAGAAAATTTACCGAACCCTTTATTTGCTGTTGATGATGATTTATCACAAGTTAATAAATTTGATGCGGCCAATATTCCTGCGTATTGGTTATGTAGGAAAGGAGAAAAGTTAGACGATTTATTAAATATTGAACCATCGAGCAGGAT